GCAAGGTCAAATCAAATAACTCTTTCCGTCAACACGCCAGCAAGTACTGACTACAAAGTTGTTTTGACTATTTCAAATCACAACACTAAAAACGTTCGCATATCAACACCAAACTTAGTAAATGATATTGCGTGGGCAAACTCTCCAGTCATACAAAGCATGCGTCCTTTTATTCCTGATTTTTATCAGGATTACGACAGTAAAGAAGTAGACCCGACCTATCCGTTTTTTAGATTTGTAGACGTTTTAACCGATGCGATTTCTGACACCATGAATTTATACAGTGAATGGTTTAGGTACGACAGAAGAGAAATACCATCAAATGTTGGCTTAAACACCTATGAAAGCAGAAGCAGGCTTGTTGACTACGAACACGTAAGAAACGAAAATACTGAATGGCTGGCTCAATTTTCTGGAAACAAAACTAAAAGTCAAATATACCTAAACAATACCGGGGTAGTGGATAACAACAATCTGGCTGATTTTAGAACTTGGCAACTTTATCCCGCTGGATACGGTCGTGGCGCTGGAACGCAGTCAGCGATACGAGAGGCTGCCGAATTTATTCTTACTGGAACAAAGTCTGTAATCATCAGCCAAAGATATGGCAACAATCCTTGGGCTATCGGAATCACTACGGTTGGTAGCGAAACTCCAGGTCTTGACATTAGACCAAACGTAAAAGCAGCGACCATAAACACTGGAGGGACAAACACTACAGGGAATATTACGCTCTCAGGTACACAAACCATTGATGGCGTAGCCCTTGTTGCTGGTGACCGTGTTCTCGTAAAGAACCAAGCAACTCCTTCAGCAAACGGTGTCTACGTTGTTGGTGCTAGCACCTGGAGTCGTGCGACCAACTTTGACGCAGTTTCTGCATTGGAAGTTGCCAGCGGTGCTCTATTTTTTGTTGACTCTGGAACTATCAATAACGGCAAAGCATTTACTTTGACTACAACTGGGACAATCACTCTTGGTACAACGGCTCTAGATTTTGCCGAGTTTTCTGATTCGCCAGCAGTATTGGCTGTCGTTGAGCCAGCAAGACCTCTCGGTTATTCAATTACGCATAAAGTTGTAGAGCAATTTACATTAACCCTTGGCGACCCTATTTATGGCGTACTCGGTACTGCTGTTCTGTGATGACTGAATGAGGCACAATATGTATATCCAAATAAACGTAATGCGGGCGGAAAAATGATTGCAGGAAATTACAACATACTCTGTCAGCAAGGGTCTAGTTTTGGACGCGTCATAGCGGTTGAGCAGCCAAGGACTCCAACGGAGGCAAATCCAGCGGAATACGAGCCCTACCCGCTCACTAATCACACGGCACGAATGCAGGTAAGAAGAACGATTGAGTCAACAACTCCACTTATTACATTGACAACAGAGAATGGAAGAATAACCCTCAACGGTGCTGATGGCTTAATAAACCTAAGTATAAGCGCTGCGGACACTGCGGCTCTTACTTCTAGTGGTGTTTATGACCTTGAAATCATTAGTTCTAGCGGACTTGTGTCACGAGTTATTCAAGGAACATTTACTCTTTCCCCAGAGGTAACACGATGAGCAATACGGTCCCAAACAATGTAAATGTTTATCAAGATACTCCAAACGTTGTAACCGTTGACCAAGATGCACCGAACCTTGTTGTTGTTCGCTCTAACTCGGCTTTTAACTCACTTACAAACAGATTAGAATTTACTCAAGGGACCGCATCTGCAACATGGGTCATAACTCACACACTCGGAGGCAAGCCGCAGGTAACCATTGTGGATTCTGCAGATACTCATGTATTTGGTGAGGTACAATACAATAGTAATACTCAGATAACTGTCCTGTTTTCTGCGGCATTTTCTGGAAAAGCATATCTCACGTAAGGTGGAGTAAAAATGGCACAAAAATTTCTTACAAATATTGACCTAAATCAGAATCAACTGATTAACGCCACTTTTGAAAAACTGGCCACCGAGCCAGCATCAGGCAATTTTGAAGGTCGTCTTATATACGACACGGCTACCGACACCATCAAGGTGTACACGGGTTCTGCGTTTAAGTCTCTTCCTCACACCATTGTTTCTGGTGGTGGCGCTGGTATTGCAGAAGCCCTTACGGTTTCTGAATCAAATGGCACGGTAACCCTCACCCTTAATGTTGCAGATACCGACAGTGCTGGTTTGTTGCCCGCATCTTTCTGGCAAATGCTCAATGACGCAACCGATGCTGCAACCGCTTCTAAACTAATCAAAAGAGACGCACAAGGAAACGCCAAGGTTGCCACTCCTACAGACGATGCGCATATTGCCACTAAGGGGTATGTAGACGCTGCTCGCCAGGGTCTTGACGTTAAAGCATCCGTAAGGGTTGCCTCTGTTGCTCCGGTGGCAATCGCTACAGCCCTTGAGGCTGGCGACGTAATTGATGGAGTCACACTTGCTGAAGGCGACCGTGTTCTTCTCAAAGACCAGAGCACAGCATCTGAAAACGGTATCTATGTAGCCGTTGCTTCTGGTGCGGCTTCTCGTGCAGACGATGCCAATACGTCAGCAAAAGTTACGACAGGAATGTTCACCTTTGTATCCGAAGGTACAGTAAATGCTGACAATGGTTTTGTTCTTACAACAAACGACGCGATTACCCTAGGAACAACAGGACTGACCTTTGTTCAGTTCTCAGGTGCTGGTCAAGTAGTTGCTGGAGATGGTCTTACAAAAACTGGAAACACCCTCAATGTTGTTGGCACGGCAGGCAGAATTACAGTCAATGCCGATTCCGTAGACATTGCCTCTACATACGAGGGTCAAAATACCATCACAACTCTTGGGACAATCACAAGTGGTACATGGACAGGCACAGCAATTGCTGTGGCAAACGGTGGCACGGGTGCTACAACTGCTGCAAGTGCTCGCACGAACCTTGGTATCGTAACCTCCGCTGGAACTTCAACAACTTCCACTCCAGCCCTCGCACGAATTGCAAAACAAGGATGCGCTGCAAGTGCTGCTGGTACTTCGTCTACTACAGTTACTCACCTGTTCAATACATCTGACGTCATTGTTCAAATCTACGAAGTATCAAGCGGAGCAACAGTAGTCGGTGACGTTGTTCGCACTAACGCAGACACAGTAACGGTAACTCTTCTTGGAACAATTAGCGCAAACGATTACACAATCGTAGTAACGGGATAGGAAAACATGAAAATTACAGCAGAACAAAAAGCAATGGCAGCATCGTACGCAAGAAGCGTTCTTGGTGCAGCAGTAGCGGTTTACGCATCAACTGGAGACATCAAGATGGCAGCGAATGCTCTCTGGGCAGCAGGTCTTCCTGTTATTATGCGTTACCTGAATCCAAACGACAAAGCATTCGGCAAAAAGGCTTAATGCTTAGCCCTGAGGGGCACTAACAAGAGAAACGACTGAGGTCATGGCTCAAAAATTTATAACCCCTATCGCCATTAAGCAGTTGTCCTCTGCTGGCTCCGATGGGTTGACAATTTTTGTAGACCAAGAAACTTTTGCAAGACTCCAGATTCAAGGAGGCGGTCGTCTTGTCTGGGGTGACGGAACTGGCGGTGGAGACGTAAACCTCTACCGCGATGCAGCGAACGTCCTTAAAACAGACGACACCTTCAAGGTTCCTACTCTTTTCATTGATGGCATTGAAGTAGACACAACCGGCGCGGCAAGCGACCAAGTACTTAAATTCAACGGAACAAAGTTTGTTCCAGGAGTCGCATCAACAGTCGCTTCCCTTGATGACCTAACAGACGTAACCATAACAAGCATTGCTACCAACCAAGTTCTGCAATACAACGGAACTGCGTGGGTTAACTCCAATGCTGCAGGTGGCGCAACGGTCTCTGATAGTGCCCCAGGCACCCCGTTTGCTGGCCAGATTTGGTTTGAGTCCGACTCTGGTAAAACTTTTGTTTATTACGATTCCCAGTGGATTGAAATTGGAGCACAGCCTCTAGGACAGATTGGACCCACTGGTCCGTCTGGTCCATCTGGACCTTCTGGTCCTATAGGCGCTTCTGGTTCCTATATTGTTTCCGCAACTGCTCCAGTTTCACCGTCAGTAAACGATGTTTGGTTTAACTCTGACAACGGCAGAACCTATATTTACTATAATGATGGCAATACTTCTCAATGGGTTGAGTTTGGTAACGCAAATATTGGACCAACGGGTGCTACTGGTCCAAGCGGTCCAAGCGGACCTCAGGGAGTAAGCGGTATAAGTGGCGTGAGTGGTGCTGACTCAACAGTTTCTGGCCCCCAGGGCGTCAGCGGCGTCTCTGGTGTATCTGGTGTAAGCGGAGTCTCGGGCGTATCTGGAGTAAGCGGAGTCTCGGGCGTCTCAGGAGTTTCTGGTGTAAGTGGCGTTGCTGGTGCAACTGGTCTTACTGGTTCATTTGGTGGAGCAACATTCTCTTATAACTATCTAACCAACACTGCCGACACCGACCCGGGTGCT